CGTCGTTTGGCGGAAGCCTTTTTAGCGGAACGTTTTTTAGAAGAACGTCGTTTGGCGGAAGCCTTTTTAGCGGAACGTTTTTTAGAAGAACGTCGTTTGGCGGAAGCCTTTTTAGCGGAACGTCGCTTTACAGAACGTCGTTTGGCGGAAGCCTTTTTAGAGGAACGTCGTTTGGCGGAACGTTTTTTAGAGGAACGTCGCTTTGCAGAACGCTTCTTAGCGGAAGCCTTTTTAGAGGAACGTCGTTTGGCGGAACGTTTTTTAGAGGAACGTCGCTTTGTAGAACGCTTCTTAGCGGAAGCCTTTTTAGAGGAACGTCGCTTTGCAGAACGTTTTTTAGAGGAACGTCGCTTGGCGGAACGTCGTTTGGCGGAAGCCTTTTTAGGGGACGCAGAGCGCTGTTTTGGGGAAGATACCTTTGTGCTTGCAACATCTGTGTCATTTGATACACTTGTAAATGTGTCAGGTGATTCGATACTGTCAAGATCCATGTCATCAGTGTCAAATGTATCCTCTTTGGCATCGGAGTAGAGGTCAATAACAGGAAGATTCTTGTTTTGCTTCCAGCTACCTGATTCGGTACTAGAGATATCTGAAAAAACAGGCGAAGGCAACTTTGACATTGTGTTTATACATATATAAATGATAAAAAAAATTTAAAATTGTGAGAATCTTACTTTAAGAAATAATTAATTAAGAAAGCACATATTAACACTCAAGATGGAAGAGTTCGTTCCTAGCCATGAAACAAGGCAAAAGATATACAATAAGTTTCTAGAAATATTAGAAAGACATAAAATGTGTATCGAACCCCCTTTAGATAGTGATGCATTAAACAAAATGGCACTCAACCTAGAAAGGGGTATTTTAAATTACACATTGGATAGTAATAAGTCTTTTAATATATGGAATGATGCATTCAAGAAGGCTTACATGGCAAGGGCTGTTACAATTGCTATAAACATTAACCCAGAGAGCTATTTACAAAACACAAACTTGATAAAGCGTTTGTTTAATCGAGAAATCACTGAATTTGAACTGTGTTATTTTCAACCCAAAGATATGTTTCCAGAGGCTTGGAATAGACGCTTTCAAGAAATACAAGAGAGTGAACCAAAGAGACATGAACAGATGGAAGATGCGGAAGGATTCTTCAGATGTGGCAAATGCAAAACTTACAAGACATCTTATTATCAGTTACAAACACGATCGGCGGATGAACCAATGACAGTATTTCATACATGCCACAACTGCGGTGCTAGATGGAAATCGGGCTAAATTACTTAAAAACTGAAAAATCTATATTGTATTGAAAAGTAATATAATATGGAAAAGAAACAATACTAATAGAAACCGTTAACAAGCATATATGTCTTGACTACATTCAAGATTTAGACGTACTTTACTTATTTTACTGAGACAGACTTTTGATAAAAGTGGCGATTTAGTTCTTAATTGTTATAAGAATCCAAAAAATTAAATTTATTGTAATAGATCATAAAATGCGATATAGAAATCCAAGAGACCTTGTTGGGGACTTGAAATGGTCCATTATGAACCTTGACCACGAAGGGTGGGTAATGTGCGACGGAAGAAGCTTAAGCAGAGTAGACTATAAAGCATTATTTGATGTTATTGGAACATCATTTGGAAGTGCTTCTTCAAGCACATTTAATTTACCAGACTGCAGGGGACGTGTAGTTGGGACAGTTGGTCAAGGAGCAGGTTTGACAACTCGAGCTATGGGCGCGAGCGTAGGAGCAGAAACACATACACTTACTACCGCTGAAATGCCAAGTCATAATCACGGTGTAACTGATCCAGGGCATACACATGCATACATCAACAATACTAATGATCAAAGTACAGACAACGCATTTGCATCAGAAAGCGCTGCCGATAACGCAGATTTATCTCAAACAACTGGTAGTTCTACTACAGGTATTACAATTGAGAATAATGGAGGAGGTGGTGCTCACAATAATATGCAACCAACCATCTTTATCGGTAATGTATTTATACTAAGCACCAAGTCTAACAGATTTTAAAGTTGGAATTTTTTTTCATACATATATATAAGAGGCGCGTTCATTTATTTATATGCTTAACGAAGTTGACTTGTTGAATAAAATAGACGAAGACATAAGTCTATTGTTAGACAACCTTCCCGTGGGGATTGTGCGTTTAGATTGTTCACAAAAATGCATTTATGCAAATAAATTTATAATGACTGCGATGGATGTCAAAGTCTTTGCGGACATCCTAAAAACGAAACAAGCATGCATTCATCCAGATGATTTGGCTAATGAAACTGAGAAATGCAAATCTTTTCTTAATGAATACATCGAATCAGAAAGCACATTTAGATTTTACAATAGGCAGCTTAAGCGGTACATTTGGATGTCAAACAAACGAACTCTGATAAAAACAAGTGAAGATCAGTGTTATAGTTTTATGTACACTTATCAAGATGTGGACAAGAACAAATTAATGGAGATTGATTTGAGAAAAGAAACATTGAAAGCTGAAGAGGCATACAATCACAAGTCAATATTTCTAGCAAATATGAGTCATGAAATAAGAACACCTATTAATGGAATTGTTGGAATGTTAAATCTACTTGAAGACACTCCAATTACTACAGATCAAGAAGATTACATTAATATGATAAAGGAATGTTCATTTAATTTAATGACAATTATAAATGATATACTAGATTATTCCAAACTTGAAGTTGGAAAGATTAGTTTAGATATCAAGCCAATGAACCTTCAAGAATGTGTTGAATCAACAAATGATATACTGTTGTCGAAAATTTACGAAAAAGGCATTGATTATACCTATAATATTGATGTACCAGAGGTCTTTAATGGTGACTCAAACAGATTAAAGCAAATCCTCTTGAATATATTAAGTAACGCAATAAAGTTTACAGACAAAGGGAATATAAATCTGAATATTACATCCCTTAGTTATGAAGAATATTCCAGATTGCAAAGAGAGCATTCTTGCTCACCTTTAGAGGAAGAGAAAGAGGGTGAGTTATTTTTGCGGTTTGACATTCGAGATACAGGATGTGGAATTCACGATTCAGATCATCAAAAACTATTCAAGTCCTTTAGTCAAGTTGACAATCATGCAACAGCAAAAATATACCAAGGAACGGGTTTAGGACTTGCAATTAGTCGAGAACTTGTTGAATTAATGAACGGATTCTTATGGTTAGAAAGTAGTAAAGTATTAGAAGGTTCGACATTTTCATTTGTTATAAGGACCACATTATCAGAAGAAATAGTAATTCATAATGACCTCCTTGCAGTCAATGATGATGTATTGAAAGGGGCAAATGTTCTTATTGTAGATGATAACGTGTATAATCGCCTAAGCTTAGCTGGAATGGTCCTTAAATGGGGAATGAACGTACAAAGTTATAGTAGCAGTGATGAAGCATTGTATTTTGCCAAAATAATGAAATTTGACATTGGATTGATTGACATATGTATGCCAAAATGTGATGGTACCAAGTTTGCAGGAAAGTTGAGAGAACTTAAAGAGCATAACAATAAAACATTTCCACTGATTGCTCTTAGTAGTTTGGGAGACAAAACGTCTACCTCATCTAGTATCTTTGAAGCGCATTTGATAAAGCCAGTCAAAGAATCAAAATTAAAGCTAATATGCAGTGAGAATTTAAAAGCCCATTTTCAGAGATTAAGAAATGAAACAGATATTCAAGAGCCGTTTATTGAAAAGGATTCACTCGAGACTTATATGATCAAAAATGACGTATCATTCTTGAAGGATAATGTTCGCATCCTTCTTGCAGAAGATGTTTATATAAACCAAAGAGTGATTGTTAGTTTTCTCAAAAAGTTAGGATACAACAATATTCAACTAGTTGAAAATGGGCAACAATGCTTAGATTACATAAAAAGTAACACGTTTGACATAGTACTCTTAGACATCCGAATGCCTATCTATAACGGCGATGTTGTTTTACAAAAGGTTCATGAGTATTGTAAAACAAAAAATAAAGTAGTTCCCTACATGGTTGCTGTTACTGCATATTGCTTGAAAGAAGACAAAGACAAGTATTTAAACATGGGGTTTCGAGATTACGTACCAAAGCCCGTATCACTTGCTGTTTTAAGTAAGTGCATGGAGACTTTTATTGAATCGTTACTTATAGATTAAAAGTATTATTCTTTGAACCGTTCGTTTTGAAATATATATTCAAAAATACCAAGATTTTGTTAACGTCGTTTTTTGTTTCCTGTTCATTTCTGTTGTTAACAATAAAATCATACACGTTGTCACCCACAGTATCAAGATCACATTCTGAAGAGTGATTTTTGATTCTGTTGTATGTTTCAATGCATCCACCACTGTCGTCTCTCAATCGCTTTTCGTTTCTTTCAGGCGCATCAACTCTTATCACTAAACCACCCTTGCTTTTTATGTATTCAACTTCATTTCGAAATCGGACATCGGAAAGAATAACTGCATCAATGCCCCTGCTCCTGTACACGTGTGTCCAAGCGTCAAGATGTTTAATCCAAACGTCTTGTCCATGTTTATTTCTTCCGTTTTCAGTCCCCTCTTGTTGTAACAACTGCCTTGTTTGATCTGTTTTATGTTGGTATACATCGTTGAAAGAGATGTTATACTTTGTCATAACATTGACCTTGAGTTGATCAGAAAATGCCATTTTAAGTGGAAATAGTTTGAGCTGTTCTCGTAAGAATGGGATAATATAGTTTGATGCTATAAAATCCTTGCCAGATCCCATTTTACCAGAGAGCCCTATGATAAGCATCTTCGGTTTAATAATATATTATGGTGATTGAACTTAAAATTCAGTTTTTGCCGATTTTATTTTTGTTCTTCAAAAATTTCTTTAAGTAATGTTAATCCTATTTTAGCTTTTTCGAGGTTCCTTACTCTTTCGCAATTTAGAATCCTCACACTTTCGCACTGAGAGAGATTTCGGATAATATGTTCTAGAAGTACGACACCTGCTCTCCTATCGTTTTCTAACCTGATACATTTTTCTAGCAATTGATTATACTTATATTCGGGGACTGTAGTAGCAATTAACTCTTCATATTTTGCTTTCATATCATTCATGCTCTGTATAATAGTATTTTCGCTATAGTCGGACAACAAGTTTGTGTACTTGTCAACAAGCTCAGTGTATTCAAATTCAAGTTTTTTATACTCCTCTTTGTAATCCATATACATATAAAGAGGATATTAAAAAAGAGATTGTCATTCCCATTCCATTTTGTCATTTTTATATTCTCTAGATTCATATAAATTAACGAACATGCGTTTTAATGCACTGTAATGTGGTTTTTCGTCAAAGTCCATGCTTCTTACATATTTCAAATATACACAAAATTCTTTGGGCATGTCTTTACATAATTCTTCTTCTGTAATACTCTCTTTCTTCTCTCCAACTAATCTGTACCTCGCTCGCTTATCTTTATGCTTGATGCCCATCCATGGTAATTTTCCTTTAAAAAAGTAGACAAGAAGGTATCCTATTGCCTCCATGTCATCTTTCCTGCCCTGCTCTTGGTGCCTATGAGCAGCAATACTTGCATAGCGCACAGTGCCACAAAACTTCTTATCTTCACAGAATTCAATGTGTTTGTCATTTTTCTTTAGAAATCTCTTAGCTAAACCAAAATCAATACAATATAATTTGTCTGGTTTTTCCAAGTCCAAGACGAAGTTATCTGGTTTGATGTCTCTATGCAAGTAGCCACAAGAATGTATGTACTTTATTATATCTATCATGATGATAGCCAATCGTATGACTGTTTTTAATCCAAACTTCTTTTTCTCGGCCATCAAGGCCTCTAAGCTTGAGCCTAGCAAATCCATTACAATAATCTTTTTATCTTTACAAGTTGTAACTTTCATGTGGGGAATGCCATTTTCTCTACTAGATATATGTTTATATATACCTGCCTCATTTATTAATGATTGTTGCCCATCTCTTTCATCTGTTTTAACAGGTATTTTTAGTGCAACTAAATGATTTGTAGTCTTATTGCGAGCCTCAAACACATCTCCAAATGACCCTGAACTTATATACCGTGTTATTGTATATTTATTTATATCAGTTCCTATAAGACTGGTTAAATGTTCAGCCACCATATTAATAGTAAGTTTATATTTTTGTGTTAGCTATTGCACGCAAAGGATAGAGATAATTCCTATTTATGATTATCTTTAAATGCATCTTTTCTAATATTATAATTAATTCCGTCTCATACCTGTTGAGCACAAGGGGCATCGGTTTTTTTCTAAAAACCACATATCAATGCAACTCATATGAAATTCATGTTGGCATGTTAAACGGCGTAGAATGTCATTTGTTTGAATAGTATCTTGACATATACAACAAAACACTTGTCTTCCGCATACGCATACTCGTGAGCAATCAATTAATTCACGTAAAGTTAGCCCAACTGGCTCATCCTGCAAGTTAGATAAAATTTCGTATGTAAATCGATTATTATGACGGGTTACGCGGGGCCTCCCGTCTATGTTTCTATTCCTTTGTCTAACATACTCTCCATAAGCTAACATTCTAGATCGACCTGGATGCCGTGGTAAATCCATTAATATACATAAGCAGATAAATAACAAATGAACAAATGAACAAATGAACAAATGAACAAAATTTAAAGATTCAAAACATACATGTTTAATGAAGTGTGTTATTGGTGTTATATCGAGTAGAGGTGATGGTTTCGAATCCATGAAGGAGACATGGATGAAAAATGTCGAGAGATTCAACGCTTCTCGTCAAGGTAATCTTGTTGAACTTTACTTCATAGAAGGCGAACAGAGGAACGATACTGAATTGTATCATGTGGAAGAATTGTTACCAAATATACACCTTTTCAGAGCAAATTGTGAAGAAACTTTCAAGAATATATTGAAAAAGTCTATACTCTTTTTTAAACATATTTCTGAGATCGATCACAAAGAGGAACCAAAAGAATTGACTTTTGCAATTAGAAGCAATTTATCTACATTGTTTGATTTTGAAAAATTATTCAAATATCTTTACGAGGTAAACACTGCATTGCATATCAAAGAGTGGGAGCATTTTATCGGTGGATCAATTATAGACAAATACTGTGCACTTCAAACTTTCTTTTCAGGAACAAACCTTACCTTTTCTATGCCAGCTGTTAAACTTCTTGTGCAAAATTACAGAGAGATAGTAAAAAACACAAAAGATGGCGATGATATAGTCATGAGTGCTTGGTTAGTGAACATGTGTCACAAGTCTCTATTGATGAGAGACATGCGGAGATTAGATTTTTGTAAAGAGGTAACATTTAATTCGTGTGATAGTTTTGACAATTCTTTGTTTTGTTATAGGTTTAAAACAGATAATCGTAAGGAGGATGCAATATTGATGTCAAATTGCTCAAAACTATTGTATACAGGGTTGAGTGTGAAAGAACAGTTTGTAGATTTGTATCAAAAGGGGCTTTTCAAGTTAGAAGGGTACGTTAATGTAAAAAATAGGGGGTATGAAAACACTTTTACAAAAATATTTTTTTTGCATGTGTATTTTTACAGAAACACATCTGTTGTGTACCCAGAGTTCATATTGGTTTAAACATAAAGAGAATATAAAATATATGAAAAACGTTTTGGTTACAGGTGGGTGTGGTTTTATTGGATCTAATTTTGTGAATGCATTATTAGAGACAAAAAAGTACAAAGTGTATAATTTGGATTGTTTAAACTATTGTTCTAGTAAGAAGAATATAGATAATCCTGAAAACCCATATTATAAGTTTATTTTGGGAAATATTACAAACAAGGATTTGGTAAGAAATGTAATGACCACATATGGCATAGATATTGTTGTTCATTTTGCTGCACAGTCTCATGTAGATACAAGCTTCTCTAATCCTCTGTCTTACACAAATGATAATATATACGGAACACATGTTATTTTGGAATGTTGCAAAGATTATGGAAACCTTGATTTGTTTCTACACATCAGCACAGATGAAGTTTACGGTGATTTTGGCGATGACAAAAAAACAGAAACTGCAGTGTTGTGTCCAACCAATCCTTATTCCGCTACAAAAGCAGCAGCGGAGCTTCTTGTAAAGTCTTATTACTATTCATTTGGAATACCAATTATTATTACAAGAAGTAACAATGTATACGGACCAAGGCAATATATTGAAAAGGTTATTCCAAAGTTTATCAATCAATTATTGAACAATGAGTCATTGACTATTCATGGATGTGGTAGTAGTCAGAGGTCTTTTGTGTATGTTGATGATGTTGTTGAAGCCATACAACTAATAATGACAGAGGGAAAGCGAGGGGAGGTGTACAACATTGGTTCCGACGATGAGATGAGTGTAATGGAGCTTGCTAATTACATTTCGTCAAAAATGATAAAGAGGGGACCTATTCCTTTAAGGTATGAAACGGATAGACCTTACAACGACAAGAGATACTTTATATGTGACAAGAAATTGCGTAAACTTGGGTGGAATCCTAAAACAAGTTTTTCAAGTGGTCTTGATAAAACAATTGAGTGGTATACACAAAATGTAGGTAATCATTGGAGATAACATATTAGAATCTGATTTCTTTTGTCTTGGACGGAATTACTAAACCAGGTGTACAGGTAAGCTTTACATTCTTGATTTCAGTGTATATAACTGGTTCTCGAGTATACTTACGAGTGTATTGGTATACGAGTGCTGCAACCTTATTCAAGTATCTCTTCTCTATTATTCGATTTTGTGTTTGTAGAATGACATGTGGAGAACTCGAGTTTTTGAGATGAAACCATATGTCTTCTTGGTCACACTTTTTAACTAATTCGCTGTTCTCCTGTGCATTCTGTCCAATAAGAACGACATGTTCCAAATCATCAATTACAATAGTTTCTAATTTGACCATAATGATATATATAAATAAGGTTAGCAACTGTTATTACTTTTAACTGTCACACACTGACATTTAAAAAAACTGAAAATAAACCTATTTAAAAGGTATGAAACGACACATCTTATGAATGGAGAAGAATTTGTTAAG